TGTACTCCGTTTCTATCTTAGATCTAAGGATGCTCCTGCATCTATCAGTATCTATAGCTAGGAACGGAGAGTATTTCAAGACTCTTAGGTAAAAGTCTTCCCAAATTGGGTCATCTAATTTATTGTTGATCCGTTCGCAGAAGCCGAGCAATGTATCCAGAACAATAAACGTCTCAACGGTGATGACCTTTTGTAGTGCCATTTTAACAATGATCGGGTGGTCGGCACCAACCACTCTGAATAGATCATTGAATTTCTTTCCGCGTTCTTCAAGCCATTTCAAAATACCATCACATTCTTCCGTGAACTGATACGTAAGACTCTCCACCCTCTTGAGCCAGTTGGTATAAGTTTCTTCAGCTTGACCGTCGAGCATATCACCAATCCATGTATTTGGATTTTCAATGAAATTGGCAACAAATATGTCGATCAGCTTTTCTCTAGGATATCTTTTCCCAATTTTTTCGAAGAAGTATCGGTCAGCACGACGTTCAAATGTGGAGTATTTGGCTGTAACTTTACCGTTGTACTTGTGGAAGTCGTAAGTGGGACGGGTGAAATGGTTCTTGAGGGATACGTACAATTGGTATGTGTCAAATCCTGAGGGCATCTATTTCTTTGTAAATAGGAACATTCCCCAACCAAATACCACATAGAATCGAACCGACCATGGTTCGATTCCATCATAATATTCATGGGCGAGGAGAATAACTACGCCAATGACCACATATAAGACAATGACGATAATGAGTAAAGTGGCGTAGAGTGAAATCATGTCTTCAATCTGTAATCCGTAATAGTCCGTTGATATTCCTCAACTTCATGACAGGAGACAACCGGTTCATCTTCCCACGGACGTTCATCTTGGTATTCTGTGGAACCTTCCGAATAGGTGGTTTCATACAGTTTACCTTTATACTTGAAGACAAAACGGTGATGAATAGACCATCTACCGTTTCCGGTCATCGTATCAAGGATAGTTTCACCTTCATCGCTATCCCCGTAAAGGATATCACGAAGGATTTGATTCTCAAGTCGTAGAGGTTTGGTCATGTTATTGCATGGCTCTCATATCACCTGGGCGGCAACGTAGAGCAATTTCACTTTGGTTTTCTTCTCGGATTGCTCGGATAAAAGCTCTACAATCTAGTATTTCCTTTGCCATTGATTGTAGTTCCGAAGATTCGTGTCCTGTGTCACAACGGACAATCTTCTTCAATCTCTTAACCGTAACCTTTTTCATTTCTTTAACATGTTCAACGTCATCGCGTCCAATTCAATCTTATCCTTCATTGTTTCAGTAAGGAGTCTCGGAACGGCGGTGTAGTCTATTTCATATCGTTCGCACAACTTAACTACCGCTTCAAGATAATTGCAGTGGAATTCTCTTACGGTTTTTTCGATTTCCAGAGAGAAATTGGATGGTGTGAATTCGTATAGGGGATGATCGATGAAAAGTCTTTCAAAGGATTCATCGACTTGTGGGGAAACTGCAAGACTCATAATTGTACTACCATTATAACAGATTGGGGATGGTATAGCAAGAGGGTTTGGTCCCGTGACGTGGGACCAGACGTCCGACTACCGATTAGGCAGCCATTGGAAGAGCATATTGCTCGTCGTTTATTGTTTTCGTATGGTTTACGTGTATTGCACCACGTGCCGCGCTTTACTCGCAACGATCCCGTCGAAACCGGTACACCCCCATAAGTTTGGTGGAGGTGGCGGGAGTCGAACCCGCGTCCGAGAAAGAGTCTATAAAGGTATAGACGGCAATCTTGTATAATCTTACAGCCGGCTCGCCCCTTCCACGCTGCCGCCTAATCACCCCTATCCCAGTTACGGAACTCTGGATGACTCCCACGCTCGATACTTCAGTCTGTGTACCCCGCGCTCTCTATTTGAGCATCTAGCACTAAATCATAGCTAGAATCATCTATAGAATGCTCGGCCTTAGCGATTAGATCGCGCGTATTGCGTCGAATTGATCTATACGCGCTCTGTACTTCATTCGTGCGCGAACCGTTACGGTTTCGCGTTTTACGATGTAGCCCCCTCTGACAATTCCGGCAAGAACATCGAAGTACTGTTTTTCTACGTGCCATTTGAGTGATCTCCTTACAATCGCCTCATATGACACCTCCTAGATTTAAATTAACTACTCCGCGACTGAAGGCAGGTACGGTGTACGCCAATTCACTTTCAGGGTGAAAGACTTCCCATGTTCCTTTTACTTTACTTACCTTCAGTTATAGTACGTACTACTCCTGGTACCGGTGCTCGGAATTGAACCGAGCCCATGCTCTAGTCCAGAGCTTATGCGGGGTATAAATCCGCTCGTGCAACCTTACACCTCACCGGCATAAAAATTCGTGGTCGGGGTAGGAGGATTCGAACCTCCGACTTCTCCGCCCCAAACGGAGCGCTCTAGCCAGACTGAGCTATACCCCGAAACTTTTATTGAATCGATGAAACTGCCGGGAATCCTTCCAAACTGACTCCCTTAATATGTAGCATCGCGTGACACAGTATCACCTGACCGACCAAGTATTCATGGTTGTAAGGATCTGTGTTCATTTGGAGCATCGCGAACATAAGGACGTCCATTGGTTCCAATTGCACTCTAGTAGGCATCAGAACGTCACCGTCCATGTCAAAACTGCGGCCGCTAACCAGTATATAGCTTTCTTGAAGTCTCCGGCAACCAGATACATGATCGCCGCTCCAAGATTAAGCAACATGATTGTCGCCGGGAACAATTGCTCCCGCTTTAGCAGTGGGGACACCCTTGGTATTGTGTCCGCATTGAGGCTGTTGACGCCCGCGAATACCAACCATTTGGCTGACCGTAAAGCTGCCAAGGCAAAGCTTCGTATTTGTGTGTACATTGGAAGTCTTCTCCATAACAAAAATCAATATCGGCAACCATACGGGCAGATCCGATAGGATTCATTGAATGAACTCGAATTCCGTCCGGTGGAAGAATGTCTTCGTCCTCATGTCGGTAAACTTGGGCAAGCCAGCGCGTCACCGACTGTCCGTTCGTCTTGCGTGCCGCAACTTCATCGTAGTTAGGCGCCCAGGCATAATGCTCTGGAGCAAGATCATGGTCTAGAGACGCGAAAAGGACGTCTTTCTTCTTGAGCGCCTCGATGGCTTCTTCGGCGGTTTTTACCCACAACCATTTGTTTGTTGGAGGGAATCGTTTGTCATCCAACCAAAGTAGGACGTCACGAATTCCTTGTGTTGTACTCATATTCTGCTCCATCCCTAATGCTTTCGTAAGCCATTTTCTGCGGACTACCGTCTACCATTTCAGGATGGTTTTCGATGTATTCCTTGCAAGCGCTATACAAATACGGCAGGTACGGCCGTTGCACCCAACCCATCCACTCCGGGACATGAATTGGTTTCTTATTTGGACCGAACATCGCGTCTCCAGCTAAAAAACCATTTTTCTGAATCGGAAGTGCCGTTCCCTTTAATCCACGGGTTCAGCTTCGTGCGTGTCTTCCAGATTCGCAGGATATCCCGCGCAAAAAGGGCGCCGGCAATCAGTACGATTATTTGTGGGATTAGATTAAGCATACGCGCTACTTTTAAATCATAGCAGAGTAGCGCGTGGTTGTCAAGTTAGGCCACTTCTAGACCCAAGTTCCTATCAATGTAAATTAATAACGAATTTGAAGTGGTAGTTTGTGCTTTCGAAATTTCTTCGCCCAAGACCAGAAGTATCGGCCATGGCTCATATTTCTTTTCAGAACACAAAACTGGTAACAGTGAATCATTTCATGTCCCAATATCGATAAGAATAGGGAGAAACTTTTGAATTCGGTATTGATATCCAACTCACACCAGCGGATATCACCTTTCATAAAGCTATGGCATGCGCCTAGTTGGCCACGTTTTTCAACAACGGTGACGTACTTGAATTTCGGAACCTTACCATTAAATATCACCTCGTTGAGTACAGCGAACCATAAACGAACATCGCGGATAGTGGGACGATAAGGTCCCACTTCGCGAATTTTCGACAAAATATGGAACATGGATACTCCATTCTAGAAGTCCATGATATACAATTCTCTTGGGGTATTTAGAGCGGTGGTAGAAGCTTTGGGAATGCCTCTCTCACAATGGTTTCAGTTACTTGTTTGCATTCAAAGGGAAGACTACGATTCTTAATCAAATCCACTACCAGAAAAGCCTCTGACGGATGAACCGACTCCAAGATATTCAGGAGTAGTTCGACCTTCTTTTGTTGTGGGAGGTCCTTAGCCTTTGTGAAAAGGTATAACCGACGCGCCTCTGTAAACAGGCTATTCGGGCTAAGACCGATTGGATTCGGTTCTCGATTCCATTCGGGGATAGGTGTATCGAACTCCACACCTGGCCAATATGCATACTTCAGGAGTTCCTGAAGTGCCGGTGAACTATTCGAACGGAGTACTTGTACAATTTGCTCAGGTGACTTACCTGCCGAACACAAAGCTAAAACTTCTGGGATGAGTTTGACTGCCATTAATTCCTCTATAGATCTATTGGTCACTTTACCTATAATCTCCAACGAAATCTGCCCACCGATCCCATTGCAATTCTCGATCGGTTTTCGGTTCAGGTTTCCATTCCCCACATACTTTACATTGTTTCCCATTGGTGGGGTTTATTTCTGAGATTTTCCCACCAACGTAGTTGTACATGGTTTCCCATTCATGAATGCACATTTCCATCATGTTGACTAAGTATATTTATGGAACACCAATATCATACTCATCATATCATACCAAAATAAACACTCGGAAGAAACGAAAAGGAAAATGTCCGAGGCTGCTAAGAAAAGATGGTCAAAACTCGTTTAAGTGATCCATAAGATGCACGAGTTTATTCTTTACAAAATAGTCCAATAGATGTTTTCGGTTTTCGGTAAATGGCTTCTCCCATTCATCAACGATTGCTTTCTGAACCGTCTTTGGAATAAAGTCCAAATCAATTAGCTCCTGATTTCGCTTATATCCGCGGAGCATCTTTAAATCGCAGAAATTTTCTGGTTTAGGTTCTTTGACCCACCGCGCAAGCTTCTCTTTTCGAATTGGAGTTTGACGCTTTCCGGAGACGAAGGTGTCATCTGCGGAAAGAAAGTTGGGAATACCATCCCCGCTGTCACCGAGCATGATATGTTCTCGGATAGCTTCAGCAGGTTTTTCGGATCTAATGAACACTTTCTGGATAGGGGCGTATTGATCGATGTTCGGATACTTCTGAAGTTGAACAAAGTCTTTGTCTCCTGATAAGATCAAGATACGTTCCGCTGTGTGTTCGCGCTTCGCTACCACACCAATAATGTCGTCAGCCTCAGCACCTTCCACATTCATTACATGATAGGGAAAGAACTCGGAGATTTCTGTGCGGATCTTATTCAGGGATTCAAAGACACTATGCCAGTCGATAGGAGAAGAATCACGGTCGCGCTTTCTATTGGCTTTGTAATACGGGAAAACATCTTTGCGCCAGTAGTGCTTGTTATCAACACAGATTACCAACTTACCATACTTAGCCTGAAACTTCATCTTGTAGTATCGCAGGCTATTCAGCACCATGTGCCGAATGAGGTCTTCACTCCAGAGGATTTTCTTGTCGTCCTCTTTTGTTACCAATTTGCGTGAAGCGGGATCAGGTGAGTTGTCGTCAGTGACATTCTGACCGGCTTTCTCAGCCATTGCCATATTTGCAAAAAGGTTGGAGATCATGACCTGGGACAGGTCAACGAGAATCATGGGTAGGGGTTATTCCTTTACTACCCATTATATATCAGAATGATAGCCAAAGTCAAGCTAGACCATTACTCTGGATAAAAAGGTGGCGGTGGTTGGATACCGAGTTCCTTTTCCACAAGGGCTTTCAACTCGGTTGCTTCTTTGATGAATTTACCAAGATCAGTGGTATCCCTGAACATCAAAGTATCGTAATTACCTCCATACGGAGAGCTAACACGGATGTACGATAAGTTGCCGTCTTGGAATTTTGCCAAGTGTCGACCGATGGTCAACTCGATACTCACCTGGCGATTCGATTTAGATGTTTCAGACAGGTTTCGTGAAGTGGCTTTGACCGGCGTATTTGTAAATAATTGTTTGAGAATTGAGGTCATCATTATTGGTAATGTTTGCCTCGGCGTATTCATACATCGGATAACGCTCTGGCCTATTTTTCACTAGTTCAAGAACCTGGCGCCGCACCTCACCCTGAACGGGGTAAACGATAACGCGGCGAAATTCGTGGTCACATGCAGCCTGGCTCATCAACTCGGCGATAGCCTCAGGTGTGTCGTCGGGGAGCGGTTTGATTACCTCTCCACGTTCACGCACCATAGCCGCATAATAATCAGGATGCGGACCGTCCGATGCCACCATTCCGCGTTCATGCGGGTTATAGGTGGGTGCACCGGCCGGCCTGATTCCCTTGACGATGTATTTCTTGTTTCGGAGACGATCCTTGAGGGCTACCGCTTTAAGCTTGAGGAGCTCCCATTTCGACAGCTTCCTCTGCTTCAACTCCGAAGGCAGAATCCGATCGTCCATCGCTTGGAGTCTCGCTGCCTCCTTCTGAGCCAGGAGCTTCTCCTGTTGAGGGGTTAATAATTCCATTTTTCTTATATTTATAGACTAACCAGACGTCCAGTTCCGCCGCCGATTTTTCAATCTCCCCGATCTGATTAGGAGTCAGTTGAGAAGGATCAGCTATCGCGTAAAGAAGGGGATGTGTTTCAGATCCCTTCTTCGTCTCGATTTGGCGGAAGTTCTGTATACCGGCATTTCTAGCTTCGTCTGAGAGTGGTAGTTCCATGATAGTCCGTATCGTCTGATTATTAACCAAGTGTTGAAGTCTGGCGCGTACCCTTGAGGTGCGCGCCATGGCTGAAGATCTTTCCACCTAACTTCGACGATGTTGCCGGTTTCCTGGTGGATGAAACGAGCAACGTCTTTCATCGGACGTATCCTTCGTACTCTCCCTCGTAGTCCTCGCTGTAATCCACGCCGGCGCGAACGTCTGTTAAATCGTCTTCGTCGTCCTCGTCGTAGTCTTCGTCCTCGAAGTCCTCAGACATATCATCCAGACAGCCGTTTGGACACCAGCCATCTTGGTCCAGAAATTCTTCGCATTCCGGACATTCATTTTCATTGTCTATGAACACGTCGGTCTCTCCGTATAAATCCAGGATCATTTGTACTTCTGCGAATGCACCACTCATAACTCACACCGACAGGTAATCATCGAGTAACCAAAGTTGGTAGTCCAACTCGGTTTCGGCCCACTGTCGATGAAGCGCCTCAGGATAATATGGCGCTATGACTCTGAAAAAATCTACCAGTTCTTGAATCCATATCTCGCGCATGGTTATTTTACTACGCGCACCAGTAGAACATCATCGCTAATCCGAGAACGCATCGGTGACTCCACAGCGCGGATTTCTTCAAGCAAATGTCTCAAAGCGACTTTACCGGCCGTTTTCACACCAGGAACAACAGTTTCGGGTTTGCGTATCTTCTTACAGATGCTAGTCTCCTCATCATAGTTATCGATGCTTTTACGGGAGACACCGAGACCTTTTTCATCTTTTGCGCGGAAGACTCCAAGTTTGCGCGTCTTCGTATTGAACACCCAGAGTTGTTCGGCTCCCAGGATATCTTCGGGGTCGATAGACTGGATCTTAAGCTTATCGTC